CAAATGTTGAGAAGTAACCGTAGTAAGAGAACGTGCGGCTTAGTGTCGATGGGTTAGCGATTGACAAAACACCCTGTTGTGCTTCGTAAATCTCAAAGCCCGGTGCGTAAACAACAAGCATTGTGCCAGAGGCGAAGTTGTTATCAACAACCAGCTGCAAGCCCATTACGTTCATGTTGTTGTAGCCCATGCCGCCAACTTTGCCAATCGAGTTTTGGCCCATAATGCCATCGGTGACATAACCCAAAACTGGACGTTTGTTGCTGTCCAACTGTGCACCCAACTTTTCCCACACGTCTGGGCTTACGCACAAGTGTGTTGGAAAATAGTTGCTGTCCTCAGCAATTTCGCGTGCTGCGTCATACAAAGAACTAATCAACGATGTTGGGTCACCAGCGGTAACAGTCCAAGTTGAGCCTGACGCTGTTTTGCCTGAAACAAGTGCATCTGCTGCAATGTCATCAGTCTTAATCAGGTACTCACCTGCAAGGTCATTAAGAATAATGTTCATTGACGCTGGGTCAGTAAAGTCCATGTCTTGCATTGTCAACGTGACTTGACCTGCAACAGTTGACTTTGTAACCGTGTTAGATGCGATCACCATTGTGGTTGCGCTAACTGCAGAGCCTTCGGTCTGTGTTGCGGCGCTTGTGTGCGTGGTGATTGTTGGCCTGATAAAAGTCTTGCTTGGTGTGTTTGGCATCGAGCGCGCACCAAAAGCGGTGACAACTGGACGCACAAAGTTAAGGTCTTGGAACACTGGCCCAAGAACTGGAACTGGCAAAAGACCCGGTGTATCAGTTGTAAGAACATCGCCTGCAGCTGCTTGCAATGCTGATTGCTGATCGCGCACGGCTTCTTTGTATGCAGCGTTCACGTTGTGGAAAGTGTCTCCACCAGCGTGCATTGCTGCCAAGTATTCGCCAGCGGTTGGCATAACAAATTTGCGTTTTGCTTGTGCAAAAATTGGTGCAGTTGGGATGGTTGCCTCGACTGCTGGGATGGTTGCTTCGCTCATGGTTTCTGTCTCCTGTGTAGGTTCTGTTTCTATAGTACTTATTTCTGGCTCGTCTTGTGGGATACTCGCTGCGATGTCGGTGATGATCGCACCTGCAAATGCTGGCACTGGCACTAGCGACAACTCAATCCAATCAGCGGCGGTCACGGTTACTGTGCCGTCTTTGGCGGTGGTGTATTTGATCGGGTTTACGCCAACCGATACAGAGTCTAAAACGCCATCTTGGGCAAGGATTAGTGCCTCATCGCCAGCTTGTGTTTTGCTGATCTTGGCCGTAAACATCATGCCCTCTGGCGTGTCCACGCGCTCTGTAACAATGCCAATGGCGTTTGTTGAGTCGTGGTTCATGTACAGGCGCGGTGCTTTGCCGTCAACTGGCAGGCTGCCCTGCTCAAAGATCACTGACGTGCCATCAGCAACAATGGCTGCAACGCCGTAGGGCACTGCAATTCCTGTAATTTCGCGGCGGCCAGCCTCGCCAGCTGCAGCGTCAATCGTGACTTGTGATGCAATAAATTTAATCATGATTGCGACTGTACCTCATCGTAAGACTCGGGTTGCGTCATGTCGTGATTTTCGCTGTAGTCACCAATGAGATAACTCATGCTGTCAAATTCTATGTACGTGCCATTAGGCAAAACATTGTTTTGGCTTAATGTGCCGGCTATGCAATCTGCGTAGGGTCGAACGCCGAACGAGAACAAGTCGGCCCTAGCACCTTCGTTTGATACGTAAGAATATCCGCCGTTTGCAATTCCAACAAGGTAATTTGGCACGTTACACAATCTGGCCATTTCTTGAGCCTGAAACTCTGCAGAGTCAATAAGCAACATTTTGTCTGGTGACGTGCTGGTTTCGGTGTACGACAAATACTCGTTTAAGGCTGCAGTCTGGTTGGTCATGCGCGCTGCGTTAAATGCGCTTGCAAGATCGGCTAACTCTTGCGCGTTTAATGGTTCGCCACCAGTTTGCTTAAGGATGCCTGCAGGGATGGCGCTCGATGCGTTGCGAAACCGTGCAGCCTCAAGTTTTAGCGCGGTAGCAACTGATTGCTGTGACATTGACGTGATGCCCTGAATAGGTGACAAAAATTGGATTACATCGTCTGGGTTTAATTCGCCGCCGCTAAAGATAATTTGTTTAGATGGCGCAAACCACACTGGGCCAGATTGGTCAAGTGTCTGCACCATAGACGCTGGCAAACGCGTGTAGGACGCTGGGAAACCATCGGCGGTGCGTGAAGTAATATACCAAAATGCGCGGCCATAGAAAAATAGATCGTCAAAAGTCCACGACAAAATAAAGTTGTTTGGCACGGTCGGGTCAATTTTGCGTAGCCAAGTGCGCGGCGCTTCTGGAATTTTCTCCATCGTTTCGCCGTTCCACATTTCTTTGTACATACGCAATGGCATACAGCCAATTACAGATGCGATCAGGTCGCGTGCTCGACTAACAGTTGGCACAGACATTGCAGCGTTGCGTGCTTCACCCTCTGTGTAGTTGTAGTAAACGCCAACCATTGCAGCGCCACCGTTGTTAGATGACGGCGAGTAAAAGTTGTTGTAGCCAGTGCCAGCGGCAGCGGCTTTGCCTGCTGGCGGAGAAATAGCGGCTTTAGTCACTTTGTTAAATAATGCCATGTCTTTAGTGTGTCACAGTCTGTGCTTGTTGTGGTGGCATCGGCCCGGTATGCGATGCGGTATCCCGACGATAAGCAAGCCATCGAGCCGATGCCAATGTGAGCCTAGTGGTTAGACACAACCAACATTGGTTTGCCAGATGACGTGGGTCGGCTGGTTAAAGCTGCTGCCCAAACCATGCAGCGCGCTAACTCAATTGGGCCAGGTGATCGTTGGCTCGATAGCGCAATGCTGTTTTGTGAGCGAACAGCAACCGCTCTGCTGACGTGTTCGGCAAGTTGGTTTGAGCCGTCATGCCATAACAGTTTTTCGTTTATCATGTTTTTTACTGACGGCGTAAATTTAAGTATCTCGCCATACCCAACAACTACCCTGCGGCGCTCTAGAGATAGCGGCCAGTGGTTGTCAACGGTTGGTGTGATCGCAAACTTGATCTGTGGGTTAGCACAAAGGCGCTCAACGTGGCTCAACATTTCACTAAATGTGTCTGCCACAAACTCGACTGTGGCCACTGTGCGGCGATCAGGTAAAGCCACGCAACGCACAGCAAAATAGCGTGTGTCATCAAGGCTTGTCTCAATTGCTACCGTGCCACCGTCTGGTATTTCGCCTTCGTACTGCAGCGCTGGCCATTGGCCCGGCTGTATCCAAGATTTGTCGGACGCAACCCAAAGGTTGCAACTGGCGCGCAGGAACGCGGCTCGATCAGGGTTCTCCGACTCTGCCAGCAACGTGGCTTCAGTCAAAGTTATGCCCAACGCAGGGTTGCCGTACACCCATGCCTCTGGGGTCATCGGGTTTATGTCTGGCGGCGGTGACCACTCTGCAAAATAAAACGATGCGTTTTTGCCTGTGTCAATAGCGCGCAAACCTTGCTCACGCCAACGCAACATGGCCGTGCTTGCCTCTGTGCCAGCCGTTGACCACATAGACAACAATGGTGAAACCTGTGCGCGTTGAGCCGGCAACAGACCGCCGTCAATGACCTCGCGCGAAATATCCCACATTTCGTCAGCCACGACTAGCGATGGGCTAGTGCCGTGACCCACAGAATTGTTGGCGGCGCGCACCAGCCAAGTTGACCCGTCTGGCATCGTTACTCTGTTACGCCCATATGATTTCATTAGGGTTGCGTTAAAACGCTGTTCTAAGATCGGTGACAATTCATCAAAGAGCATTACGGCCAGATCGAGTCTGTGCGCTGTAGATAACACGGTTTGTTTCTTGCCACGTATCTTTGGCATCTCTGTAAGCCACCAGCCAACAAGCGCCATCAGCGCAGTGGTCTTACCGCACTGGCGCGCCGTAGAAACAAGGCTTACACGGTTAACTAACTCAAAATTCTCATCGTAAAGCAGCTGACCGTCAAGCGCGGTGTACTGCCAATCCATTAACTCAACGCCTAAATGCTCACTGGCAAATTCCCTAACTTGCGGCGCGAACGAACCCACGTGATCGGGCCTCGATGTTTGCAATCGTGGCTGCGCGTGACCAATCCCTGCCAGTTGTCGCTGGTTAGGGCTGGTTGGGATAGACAAGAC